AGGGTTTTATTGAATCGTTCTATTCTAACGGCGCTTTTCCATCCGGCACAATCGAAGTTCCGCAAAAACTGGATGACGCTTCCTATAAGCGCATGGGATCAAGTTGGTCAGCAGCGCACAGCGGGCCAAAGAACGCGGGCAAAACCGCAATCTTAGAACAGGGCGCAAAATATACCCGCATTGGTGCAACGCCGATGGAGGCCGGGTATACCGAAACCAAAAAAAGCCTTGTTTCCGATATTGCCCCATCAACCCTTCAAGTGTTGGCGTATGTGGGAAAGACGGGTTTGCTTTACCCCACATCTTCGGGTTTTCCCATTCCTTTTCGGGATCATCCAGTGCGTAAATCAGGATGAATTGGGCGTCGTCTTCTGCTTCGCCGTTCAGAATCCTTTCGCCTGAATCGCGCATCTTTTTGCAAGGGCCGTTGATGTTGAAACCTGCCGTCGTGATGATCACAGTCATGGGTTGCAATCGGTTCACGGTTCCGGATTCGATATTCTCCAAGATCGAACGGTCGGGCGCTTCGTGGAATTCATCAATAATGCTGATATGTGGCCTAATACCGTCCTGTGTCTTACTGTCCCCACCAAGCGGGGTGAAGCTGGACCCGTTCGACTTGTTTTTCAGCGACCGGGTGAAAGGATTCTGAACGGCGAAGCTGAAGACGACGCCCAATTCATCCTGATTTACGCACTGGATGACCCTGAAAAGGAATGGGAAAACCCGAAGATGTGGGGAAAAGCAAACCCGTCTTTCCCACATACGCCAACACTTGAAGGGTTGATGGGGCAATATCGGAAGGCGAAAACACAAGGGGCAAGTGCTGAAACCAACTTCAAAACCAAAAACCTGAATATGTGGGTACGGCAATCGGAAGTGTGGTTGCCTGATGAGCTTTGGATGCAGAATCAGGCCATGGTTAAAATGGAAGACCATGGAGGACGACAGGCGTTTTGTGCCATTGACCTTTCCAACAACCGGGATTTAACCGTTTGCGGTGCCCTGATTGTACCCCGACCAAAAACAGAAGAATCGTTCATCTTTTTCCCGCGCTTTTTCATACCGGAAGACAACATCGAAGAAAGAGTAAGACGCGATCAGGTTCCGTACATGGATTGGGAGCGCGAAGGGATTATTCAAACGACCGCCGGAAACGTGACCGACCACGAACGGATATTTGAAGAAATATTGAACTTTGGGAAGGTTTTGCAGGTGGACGGCATCGGCTATGACCCCTGGCAATCTACCCAATTGGCCGTATCTTTGCAGGACTACGGGTTTGATATGTCGGAGATCCGGCAGACGCCCGGAAACTTTAACGAACCCATTGTAATGATTGAAAATTTGGTCAGCGCCGGGCGGTTGAACCATCAAGGGAACCCGGTTTTGCGTTGGAATATGGGGAATGTGGTCGTTGATGTGGATAACAACGGGTTGAAAAAGTTCTCAAAGCGCAAAAGCCGGGAAAAGATTGACGGGTTGGTAGTGCTGGGAATGTGCTTTGCAATGTATTTTCGATGGCTACGGGCGAACGATCAGAGTATTTATACGACGCAGGAAAGGGAAGAAGGATTCAGAACTTTATAAATTCATGAAATGGAAGGCAATATCAACCTACTAACAAACTTCGACGCAAGTAATTTCAGCAACTCAATGGCGAAAATTACCGACAGCGCAGCGAATGCAGCAAAAGAGATTTCGGCACTTCGGGGCATACTTGATGGATGTTTGAAAAGGGCAAACGAGGCATGGATTAAATCCATGCAGTTGCCGCGCAAAAAGAAAAAACACGTCCGGAAATACATCAAAGCGTGGGCGTCGCTTTTCATTACGATGCGCCCATAAAAAAGCCCGAACGCGGGCGCGCTCAGGCAAAGGATATGCGTACTTAGTTGTCCCACAACTAATGAATGACAAATATAGTCTATTATGGGGACGGAAAAAGAAAAATTCGCACAGATGGTAAAGGTATTGGAGCAACCAGAAACTTTCTTTGGCTTGGTGATTGCGATTTCATCCGCTGAACATACAACCTACCGGGAGGCATGGGAGAAAGTCGAAAACGAGCGCCGCGAATTGGGGCTACCTCCGAAATTCTGCTCTTATGGTTCCTACCGTGTTTCCCGCTACAAATTCGAGCAATCCGGGGGCATGATCCGGATAATGGACTTCCCAACAGACGGTGAATAATATGAAACCAATAAGCGAAGTTTTCCACGGGGATTGCATGGCGTTTATGGCGGGGCTGCCGGATGGGTTCTACGACCTTGCTATTTGCGATCCGCCGTATGGGATAGGCGTAAACAAAATGACACTTGGCAATGGGAAGAAAAGGCTTAATAGGGGTAATAGTGACTGGGACAATAAACCGCCATCAATAGATTATTTCAATGAATTGGTTAGAGTTTCAAAAAATCAAATCATTTGGGGCGCAAACCATTTTATTTCCCGCATGCCTTGGGATAGTAGTTGTTGGGTTTTTTGGGACAAAGGAACCGGATCAAATGATTACGCAGACGGGGAATTAGCTTGGACTTCTTTTAACAGCACAGTGAGGAAGTATTTCAAAAGTTGGGTCGGGGCTAATGCAAAAGACGAATTAAAAAGAATCCACCCCACTCAAAAGCCCGTAGCCCTATACGAATGGATTCTCCGCAACTACGCCAAACCCGGCGACAAAATCCTGGACACGCATTTAGGCTCCCAATCCAGCCGAATAGCCGCCTACAAATTAGGCTTTGATTTTTGGGGCTGCGAAATTGACGATGATTACATCAAGGAAGGAAACGCCCGGTTTGAAAAAGAAATAGCAATGCCGCTTTTCGATGTGCCAAAACCTGTAATTCAGAACCAAATAGCATTTCCTTTGAACGATTGTGAACCAAGATAACACCCCTACCCGCCTACTTTTGCCATCAAAGCGCAAGGGATGGCCAATATTTTCCAACGATTTATGGGTATTTTCTCCAATTCAGCAGCAAATGCGGAAAAGGGAAACCCATTGGAAAATCCTGCAAATCCACTCAGTTCTGAAACTTTGGGCGCTTTGGGCTCAGGAAACAGCCAGTTTCCGGTAGATGAACAAACATCTTTGGCGGTCACTTCCTTTTTCCGGGCAATCACAATCCTATCCGGCGTTATCGCCTCCCTTCCGATTTCCGTTTTCAAAATAAACAGTGACGACAGTGTAAAGAAGCGCCGGGAACATGCCATTACGCGCCTGCTTAACCTGCGGCCTTCCGAAAATATTACCAGGTATAACTTTTTCCAAACCGCTGTTTTACACCTGCTCACCTTCGGAAATTTCTACGCGCTCATTGACCGATCCGCAAGGAATCAGGGGTTGGCTACTTCGATGCAGATTCTGAGCCCGATGCAAATGACGGTCAAAGTCACAAAGAAAGGGAAGCCAGTGTATGAGTACAAAACCGAAACAGAAGACGGAAAGACGACCTCAACACCTTACGCAGCGGATCGGATTATTCACATATCCGGGCTGTCCTGGGATGGGATAAGGGGTATTGGAATAGTGGACACTTTTGAGGGCATACTTGGCACGGCGCTGGCGAATCAGGGATTTATTGAATCATTCTACTCTAACGGAGCCTTTCCTTCGGGCACAATCGAAGTTCCGCAAAAACTGGATGATGCTTCCTATAAGCGCATGGGGTCAAGTTGGTCAGCAGCGCACAGCGGACCAAAGAACGCAGGCAAAACCGCAATCCTTGAACAGGGCGCAAAATATACCCGCATTGGTGCAACGCCAATGGAGGCCGGGTATACCGAAACCAAAAAGAGCCTTGTTTCTGACATTGCCCGCATTACCGGCGTCCCTCAATTCCTTTTGGAAGACCTCGACCGGGCAACATTCAACAACATTGAAGAACTTTCAAAGCTGTTTGTAACCTACACACTCAAACCGCTTTGCTTCAACATCGCCGCTGAACTCGCTTGGAAATTACTTCCTGAAAGTGAAAAGGCAAATCACGAAATCCGGTTCGACTTCTCTGAAATCCTGGGCGCTGACGTAGAAAGCCAGTCCAAATTGATTGATTCCCTGATGAAATGGGGCGTCGCAAACCGGGATGAAGTACGCCGCACACAGGGAATGCCGCCGATTGAAGACGGTAGCGGCAAAGCCTATTACATCCCACTAAACATGGTTGACCCAACCAAAGAACCGGAAGAAACTCAAACGCCGACACCGGCACAAAATGCAACCGATGGTAACGAAGAAGATACGCCCGCAGGGGCAAATGGGTAGTTATTTCCGGGTGATTACAGGAACGGACGCAGACAATACGCCCGAAATCCTGATCTACGGTTACATCGGTCAGGAAGATTGGTGGGATACGGAAGCCGAAACCAACCTCACGGACATCGAGGTGGTGAAAGCGATCCGGGATTTGGAAAAAAGCAATTCCCGGATCAATATCCGCATCAATTCGCCGGGGGGGTCTGTCATGCACGGCGATCCGATCATTACGGCGATCCGGAACAGCAAAAGCGAGATTCACACCTATGTGGATGGCATGGCCGCGTCAATGGCATTCGATATTTGGATCAGTGGCCACAAACGCCACGTCGGTATCAATTCCAAGCTGATGACACATGCAACCTCATCCTTTGAATGGGGTACGGCAAAGCGGATGCGCCAATGTGCTGACATGCTTGACAAGTTTGACGACACAGCCATTGCGACATTTTCAGCCGTGACAGGCATGGAAGAAACGGAAGTCCGGGAACGATTTTACGACTACGAAGATCACTGGATGACCGCAAAGGAAGCGGTTGAACTTGGTTTGGTTGCTGAAATTGATAACTACCAGACGCAGCAAGCGGTCGAAGAACCCGAAAAAATGAGCTTCCGGCAACTGTTGGTAGCTGCTACACGGGTTGCAATGCCCGATCCGACAGAGGAAGAAGAACAGGAAGAAGAAAACGAAAAAGAGGGCGCAAAGCCTGAAAATAATTGGCGGGTTGCGCTAATGCCCCACCTGCTCATTCAATCACAAATCAAAATTTGAAACGCAATGCGTGACGAGAAAACATTAGACGAGCTCCGGGGCGGGTGCTATTCGGCCATGACCGCGCTCACAAAAAAAGCCGCTGATGAAAAGCGGGCAATGACTACCGAAGAGAACGAGCAATGGGAAAAGCATTATGCAGAAATGCGGTCCTACGAGGCGGAAATTTCAAAGCTCCGGGTTCAGGCTGAAATTGACGCACAATTGAATACGCGGGAATCTGAATTCACTTTCGGGCAAGATGAGAAAAAAGCGCAAACCGAAATGCAGCGGTATTTCGAGCGCCTTTTCTCTGAAACTGCACCGCGAATGACCGAAGCCGAAGCCAGACGGTTGTCAAAATCTCCGGTTCGTGCTCAAAACTCCACAGCTACCGACGCACAGGGACAATATACCGTCCCTCAGGAATTTATTCGGATGCTCGAAGTATATCTGAAAGCATACGGCGGCATGATGCAGGCTGCATACACGCACAACAGCACACGCGGCGGTACACTTCGCCTTCCAACGGTTGACGATACAGTTTCTACCGGTGGATGGCAAGCAAAAGAACGTAGCAGCGGACTGACGGCCAACGCCTTCACTTTCGGAGAAGTTACGCTTGCGGACCATACTTGGGCTGATATGGTTACACTTACCTGGGAGTTGATTCAGGACGAAGATGTTGATTTTGTCGCATCTCGTTTGGCTGAACTGTTTGGCGTTCGCGCAGGTCGCGCACTCAACTATTCCTACACACGCGGCGATGGCAGTGGAGAGCCTACGGGCATCCTTGCGGCTTCCGGCGGTGCTGCGACCGGCAAAACAACTGCATCGGGTACAGCGATCACGAAAAGCGAAATCATTGATCTGGTCCACTCTGTTGATCCAGCCTACCGGATGGGGGCAAAGTTCATGCTCAATGACGCAACGCTTGCTTACATCTTGAAACTGGACCAGACGACCAACGTGGCGCCAATCTGGCAACAGTCTTTTCAGGATGGCGTACCGGGTCGAATCTTGGGATACGAATACGTTGTCAACCAGGATTTTCCAACCATCGCAACAGGTCAAAAAACCATTGCATTTGGCGACTGGTCGAAATACTACATCCGCAACGTGAAAGGCTTCAATATCATCCGACTGAAAGAGCGTTTCGCTGATCAGATGATGGACGGCTTTTTGGGCTGGCTGCGTACCGATGGCAAGCTGGTGAATACGTCGGCAATTAAATTGCTGGTACAAGCATAAAGAACAGGCAATCGGGGCGGGAATTTCGCTATCCCCTCCCGCTCCCGGTTGCCGACCAAAATACGCGCATGAATTTCAATACCGGACAATATAAAATCACAACGCAGCCGGCAACGGAACCGCTG